TTTTTAACTTACCGGCTAAGAACTCCGCCGTTATCTTGGTATCATTCATATTAATATTACTCAGCTTTAGACCACCACAGTATCTTCTAAGACTTAGTTTATATTCGTATTATTTAAATCCAATTCGGGAGTAGAATCTCCCGCTACAGCCGAAAAACAATCTACCAGGATGGATGTGACAGCATTTGAGTCATATGTTACTGTTCCTAATAGACCCGTTTCATACATATCGGCTCTTAGGTTCGTTGTATCTCCAACCAAACAGTTATTAAGTTGAACCTTACCATCAAATATTCCATCAACATAGACATTATTCATAATAATTCCCATGGTATTAACGTTTGAATCGAAATGAATCTTTGTTCTGGTCTTTGATCCATCGAAGTAATAAGATTTTACGTCATGAGAACTGTCAAACGTCCACTCGCCGACGGCATGAATGGTATTTATTCCGTTATTAACGGCTATTGTTAGGGCATCATTAATGTTATCTACAGGATTTCCTCTGGTTCCAGTAGGATGTAGAGTTCCGCTCGTAGCATTGGAATCATCGGTCAACCAGACGGTGCCCTCATAATCTAGTTTTCTCTGAATAGCAACGTCGGTTAGACCCGCCGAATTCGCGGATCTTACGGAAACCTGGTTAACATTTACGACGTCACCAATATTAGAATTAGCTCCAACTAAGTTAACAGCGTACTGATCGTCCTCAAAGGTGATACTGTAGCCGTTAATAATTTCAACCACTCGTGCAAGAGTAACACCACCAACGGTTACCGGTGGGTTATGGTTGTGGGTATCAAGAAAGGGTATACCCTCTCCGGCTTCGATGGACTTTAGTTCCAATCGAAATGTATCGATATCTAACTGACGAATTTCTGTTGGGGATGATTGGATTAGGGTTAGATCTGCCTTGGGGACATTTATAACCTTAGTTGGCCAATCAATTGATATTGCCATTTGTTGCGCCGGTTCCTCTTAATGTAGCCAGAGCTAGATTATTAGATTGTTGTAGTTGAACGACTAAGTTATTCAGAGTCTGTACTTGATTAATCAATACGGAAATATTATGTTCCATCTCATTCAATTTTTTATCCTGTAGTGCCAGAGCCTGCTTTGTGGCCTCGGCGTTCATATTTTCTAGTTCACTCATTTATTATTCCTTTTATTCATCTGGTAGAAGAGCAATGGTAGAAGAAAAACCAGAAGATGTAATAACACCAGAAGTAATACTAGTTTTCTTATACGGTGACACAGTACCCTGTCTAACCTTAATTGATATGTCTAATCCTGATGGTTCAAATGCCGACTCGTAGTTAAACGTAGTACTAAGTACTCCACTTGCATTAGTTAGACCCTCTAAGATAACGTCTCCATTCGTAATAGTACCAACTGTTTCTGTCGCTGTAATTCTTACTCTAGCATTCTCAATCGCGGTGGCATTAGTATCGGTTACTGTTACACCGACCGTAACGTTATTATTAATGACCACCGTACCGGCACCAGTTTCAGAAACGGTTGGAATAGTTCCACCGTTTGAAATATTTATAGTAACGGTCCCACTGGCATGAATGGTTTCAATATCGTTTGTACCCGACTGATCGAAAAAAACATTATCGAAGTTATACGTACCAGCCGTATCTATTAAAATTGCATGCGCGCTGTCGTATGTTTCAAAACGCATATTTGCTATGTCCATGGCGCCTCCTAATTGTAAAGCGTAAGTTCCATTTTGATTTCTAAATGAAGACCCGTCAATATCAACAGAAGTATCTGCCATAATAACGTCATCTACATTATCCCATATAGCAGGACCAGTAATGGAACTACCTATTGTAAATTCACCCATACCTCTAAACGTGGGACTACTAAAAGTAACTACCGCCGAATCATCCTGATCGAAATCCCAAGCGGCTCTTGTACCCCAGATATAGTTTCCAGAAAATGTCGCAGTGTCGGCAGCATTATTTCTTAGATTGAGATACACCCTCATTGCCTGATCGGTTAGTCTATTTCTTGGATCAGATGTATCGTTACTTACCGGACTAACGATAGTTAGGCCTTTGTCGTCGAATGTGGTAGCAGTTGAGTTATCACCGATTCTAAATGGCATATCTATAAAGACAACGGAACCAATCTTTCTTACCCAGTTGCCCAACTTATCCGTATAATCTGTGCCCTGAATTAAGGTCACCGCGTCATCAAAATCACTCGTTCCAGTAAATGTAGGAGTACTAGAAGACGACTTGGTCGTGTCCAGTACGTAACAGTGGGCCTGATAGTTCCACATAGAAGAATTGCCCGCCATCTTAAACGTTCTACCCCATAGAGCAAATGTAGTCACATCGGTATTATCAAAGGTGCCCTCGGATGAATCGTGTGTATCATCATTAAGATCTATAACAAACGGATATTGGCCGGAAATAGATGCGGCCATGGGTGTGTCGTTTCCCCCTATCCAAAACGCCCTGTAATTTGCTGGAGGTGAACCGGAACCCGTGTATATTCTTACCTGATATCCATGATTAGCCGTGGAGTTAACCTGAATTCTGTTTGGAGCGTTGTTTTGACTATGCCAAACTAGTAACTTCGTATCTCCCGAAACATCATATCCTGCTTGAGCTGCTTGAAATTCATATGCATAACCAGCAGCATCCGTGCTAGCGTCGGCATCTCTTTCCCAGTCACCAACATTTGTGGTAATAGGTAGACCACCAGCGGTCTTTACGCCAGCACTGGTAGGAGAGTTCTCCGTGGAATTATATCTAGCATTGCTTGCCGGTGCAACACTAAATGTATTATGTTGAGCGGGTAGAGTAAAGGTCATGCTGGTATTCTTAGTAGATGTGTATCGTTTGGATTCTTAAAAGTAGATCCATCAACATCTACTCCGTTATCATTAAAATAAACTATACCACAGTTATCCCATGTCGCAGTTCCACTTACAGAACTACCCAGAACAAACGTTCCGGTATTTCTAAATGTTGGATTATTAAACGTAACCGAAGCCGAATCATCCTGATCGAAATCCCAATCTGGATTACTGTTACCAGCATCATAGAAACCAGAAAACGTGGCGGTGTCGGCGGCATTCGATCTAAGATTAAGATATACCCTAAACGCCTGACTCGTTATTCTTACTCTGGGGTCGGCTGAGTCGTTATGATTGGGCCAGAATACCGATGCTCCTGAGTCATCAAAAGTAGTAGCCGTGGAGTTATCACCAATTTCAATTGGTGAAGCAATTGAGAAAACGTTCCCTTCTCTAAATAGCCATTCGTGCGAAGTCTTGTTATTGTACGCGGTTCCTAGAGCGGTAATAACATCATCCCACGTACTACCAGTTCCAGTAAATCTAGGCATATCGGTTGCACCCTTGGCGGTATCTAGTACAAATACTCTCTGCAAGAAGTTCTGCATGGTGCTGGTACCAGAAATATTAAATCTCACAGTACCCTGTCCTAGACACTGAACGTCGGTGTTATCAAATGTCCCTACTTCGGAATCGTGACTACCATCATTGAGATCTATAACAAACATTCTAGGAAACTCTCTCGACTTACCTAGAAGGGTGTCGTTCCCTCCGACCTGCCACGTTCTATAGTTTGTTGGGGGAGATCCGGATCCACTGCCCAATCTAACGACGAAACCATCGTTAGCCTTGGTTGTTAATTGAATTCTGTTTGGAGCATTGAACTGACTAGTAAACACACAGACCCTCGTGCTTGAAGATACGTCGTATCCTCCGGTAGCTAGAAATTCCCAGTATACTCCTCTTAGAGGACCGGTTGCCGAGGATGATTGTGTGTTTACGAATCCAGTTGCATTTGAACCGGTTAGTGGTAATGAACCCTGAACCTTGGTATTTCTTGTTGCGGGTTGAGCCTCACCAGCACCAGCGAACGCACCTCGTGCTCGAGCATCGAGATCCCAATCCGTCTGCATTAAGTGTACTGCCGTAGGAATAGTAAACGTCATTATCCAATTTTTTCTTTTAACCACTCTTCATCGTCAAAACTAGCATCAGCATTATCCCACTCTTCCCAATCCTCATCAGTCATTATGTATATATGGGAGCACTTAACGTATGTTTCTTCATCGATAAAGAATTCTCTAACACATTCGTATGATGGTCTATTCGTATTTGATTGATAGACGGTCATACTTGCTACTAACTTATCTTTATTCCAATATTCTGTATACAATCTTCACCATCTACAATATTCTTTTGTTCAAAGGGGCCAATCAGTTGTTGTGAAAGGCCCTCCATAAACTGTTTCCATTCTTTTTCGTTACGCATCAGATGTTCTAATAGCAGTTGATGAACCACCAGAAGAACCGAGTGTACCGGTAGTTTCGAATGTTTTAATAGGTGTACCACCACCGTCTCTTACTCGAACAAATAGAGTTCTATCGGAGTCATAAACACTCGTAAAGTTAGCTGAAGTACCAGATGCCAGAACGTCGATATAACTAATGAACACGTCGTTACCAGCTGTAGCAGCATCTGTTTCACCAGATCCAGAGAAATCAGTAGAACCGATGGTAAATGTAGAACCAGTCCAGCTGGTGTAGGCAACTCTTCTGTATAGACCCTCATCGTTTTGAATACGGATAGTACCAGTAGAAGGAGTATCAGAAGGAATAGAAGCCGTAATTACAACCGCGGTTTCTGCAGCACCGTTAAGAGTGGTGTTAAGAGCAAATTGATCGTAATCAATATCACCGGCTTGGTTATTCGTAACAAGAACTCTATCCTCACCCGAAACAAGGCCGGAAACCGTAAAGGTAACGTTGTTAGGTGGAACTCTTTGTGTGTTGGTAAGGTCGAAAAATGTATCAGAAGCGCTTGTATCAGCTGGTTCCATACCAAGACCGTATGCACCGATAAGAGCGGAACCAGTGGATTGACCACAGAACGGAATAGAAATTGATCTTTCAGTAACAGAACCATTCACCAAGCAAGTAGCCGATGAGGTACCACCAGTAATGGTGTCGTTATCAGATGGAGCAGTACCCGTTAGTATCTGCATCCAAATAGTACCTGTCACACCGTTGTCGTCTATAGCAAGAAGTTGACCAGTACCACCAGACCATGAAAGTGCTTCGGGTTCAGTAAATGGTCCGCCAGATTCACCATCATATGCAAACTGGTGGGTAATACCTCTAAAGAGTTCACCGTTTAGTCCGTATATAGTTGAAGCTGATCCGTCACGAGTTAGCCACTTCATTCTTTCGTAGAACTGATTGATTGTGAAGGTATCGCGATTCCACTCGGAGTAATAATCTTCATTAGAGCCGTTACCATCAATATCTAGTTGGCGATAGCCCTCGGTATTCGTAATAGTAGTCCATGTAGCAACTGTACCAGCAGCGGTGTCGTTGTTAAGGTCGGATGTATCGGATAGGGCCAGAACGTTGTTACCACGAGAAGTACCGTTGATGGAGAATTCCGCATAGGTATTACCAAACGATCTGGAAGTACCGATTAGTCGACGACCATCGATATCTGCTCCACCTGTACGAGTCTTGATCATGAATCTATGAGAAATACCCTGTGCGGCGTCGGCGTTTAATCCAGCACCACTGAAATTCCACCAATCATCGGATAAGACGGCGCCGTTCTGAATGATCTGAATCTGAACGTCTGAATTACCAAAGTTCACGATTCCATCATAGAACTCATCACCCGATGTTTGAATGATTGAACCGTCATATAGGTGTTCAGCCGCGTTATCGTCGATATTATAACTACCTAGAAGGGTAATAATGTTATCGGTTGAACGATCCGATGGGGTCGCGTCGGTGATATCGATTTCATCATCGCCAGTGGATGAAGCGTCATCAGCCAGATCTTGTAGCCAACGGTGAAATTCGATAACTGTTGCATAGGATGGAGAAGCACCACCATGGTCATCTCCAATATAGCGGATATTACCAGTTGATCTAGTTACATCCCAATCTGCTGCTACAATTGGCATATTTTTTTACTCCGTGAGTTTTATTATTGTTTTATTTATTTATAATTTCATGAATAAGAAAAAGTTAATCTATTGTCCCAAATTTTATCAAAATCTGATGTACCATCCGCCCATTCAATATCAATATCATTCGTAACTGGATCGGTGTATACCTTCTTTATTCTCCAGGATGCCGCAGATTGGGCCGTTCCCGGAGCAGCCTCACCTATGTACGTATTATCACCAGCTTCATCTATTAATTTGGTATACTGCATTTCCATCTGTACCTGTAATCTTAACAACACCTCATTAATATCTGTGACTAGAAATTTTTGTTGACTAGCATTGAATATTAATATTGCATCATTCGCGGCATCCGATAACTTCTTTTTTTCAACATCAGCATTATCTAAGAGTTTATATGAACCACCTCCACCAAGAGTGGATAATGATTTCTGTATGTTGTCTCTCCACTTATTCATGTTATCGAAGTGTGGATCAACTTGATGATTTATCAGTTCCATTAATTCCTTCTTGTTTGGAACCGAACCGTCCTTACCGGGTTCTCCTTTATCTCCCTTAGGACCTCTGTCTCCTTTATCGCCTTTAGAACCGGTATCTCCCTTATCTCCCTTAGGACCTATTTTACCAGGATCACCCTTGTCACCCTTAGGTCCAGGCTCTCCTAATTTTCCATCCTTACCAGGTTTTCCAGGATCACCCTTATCGCCTTTGGGCCCAGTATCACCCTTATCACCTTTAATACCCTGGATACCTTGGTCACCGGTATCTCCTTTATCTCCAGCATCTCCTTTTTCACCGGGATCACCCTTGTCACCCTTAGGTCCAGATATGCCAGGATCTCCTTTGTCTCCTTGAATACCTTGATCGCCCTTGGGTCCTGTTTCACCCTGAATACCTTGGTCACCCTTTTCACCCTTTTCACCTTGAATACCTTGTATTCCCTGTAGGCCATGATCTCCCTTATCGCCTTTTCTACCCTTATCACCCTTAGGACCCTTCTCACCAGGATCACCTTTAATCCCTTTGTCTCCTTTCGGACCCTTTACGATCTTATTTTCTTTTAGATCTATTTTATCTTCTAGTTGATTCACATTGTTGATTAACTTACCAACAATTGAAGTCAATACGTTAAACTTTAAATTGCTCACATTACGAATCCTTAAGGTACTTCATTGCCTCCTGAAGAATATCTAGTTCTAATCTATCTTTTTCTGAAATTTCTTCTTCAATCTTTTCTACTTTTGGTGCTGGTTCAGGAACTGGTTCGGGTAGAGCTGGAACCGGTGGAGGTAGACGAGAAATAGGAACGTCCTCTGGATCTTCCGACTTTTCCTTGTCCTTTTCTTTCTGTAGATTCTTGATCTCTTCGTCGTTAAAGCGAAGAACGTTCTTAAGTACCCAGTCCTTAGAGAAGTATCTACCGACATAGTCGTCTATTAAATTAAGAGTCTGCACTCTTTCTCTAAGAATTTCGGATTCCTTGAGCTCAGAAAAATAAGTATCTCTTATGAAGTTTATGTTGATCTTATCAGCAAAATCATCCCATTCCTCTTCCTGTATAACCTGTTTAAGAACTAATTGTTTCTTAAGAATATCTAGGAAGAGCTTAGAGAAACGATTTCTAAGTCTATCAATGAATTTTTGAAACTTGAGCTCATCACGAGTAATTTCGGATGGGCGACCTATACCGAACGGACTGGAATTCTCATCATCCAGACGACCAATAGGTACGTTTAGTGAGCGATAGAGTCTGCGCTGGAAGTATACGATATCATCTATCTGACCGAGATTTTCACCACCAGGAAGAGTTGAGATCTCCGTGCCTCTACCTCCCTCTCTACGGGGAAGCCAAAAATCCTCAAGCATGGACATATGTTTGCGATCGTCCTTTATACTACCGGTTTCGGCATCATAGACAATCTTGTTGCGGTAACGAGACATCATGTCCTTGAGATACTGCTCCGCCTTACCTCTTGGAAGGGAACCAACGTCGATATAGAATATTCTACGTTCAGGCGCTCTTGCCAGTCTATAGATAACAAGAGAGTCCTCCATCATTCTTAGCTGATTGATGGCTTTTAAGGCCTTGTGAAGGTGAGAAACGATCTTCTTTCTATGAGCGTCGAGTAGACCCGATGTAACGTATGAAATGGAATCCTGAGTCATTCTCGTACCGGAGTTAGCTACACCTGGCTTTTCTTGATAGATGAAGTACTCTATAACCTTGTCTACGATCTTAACCTGGGTATCCTTATCCTTCTTGTACTTGATCTCTTTCATCTTACGAATCTTGGTGGAATCAATGGGTCTTATTTCAACGATACCGTTCTTTTCCTTACCCTTCTCTATCACCAGGTGATGATATATTCTACCATCAATGTACCAGCGACGAAAGATATCGTGACCGTTATCACCAAATCTCATCATATGTACGATATTATCGAATTCCTCGGTGATCTTATTTTTAATATTTTCTGATTGATCCGTCTCGTCGAGATTTATTTCAACCGCACACTTCTCGTTATTCGAGCTAATGGCCTCATTTGAAATATTTTCAATGGCGTCATCAACCTCCGGATGCATGGAAACACCACGATACTGACGAATAAGTTGGATGTTATCCTTTGCTTCTTTACCGTCTATGTTTAGATACTGACTGAAATGAGAACCAGAAGCAGTAGTGGCGTAACCGGATCCATCCTCATCTATAGGAGGAACTATAGATGGTCGTTTCTCCTGAGCCTTATCCTTCTTTGCTCTGCGGATCTCCCATCCCCAGATAGTAATACCTTGTCCGCCTGCGGTGTTGTCGCTCATATTATACTCTTTTTATTACCTATCATTATATATAAGTGGGCCCTACACATTCCTGGGCCCACTTAGCTGTTCTAAATATTAAGTAGTGGTATCTGAAGTCCAGTACTGATATTGGAACTCGGTAGTGAATTCCTCAATAATACCATTAGCCTCGTAGCTAAGTTCAATAGCCTCTACTCTAGAAGGAAACGCACCCTTAAAAGTATATCTCTTGATGATATTTTCTTCTCTATCCAATTGATCGACA